TCACAGGGCCGCCGTCTGGCCGTAGCTGCCGAACAGCCCGGAAAAGCTCTTCCTCTGCGCCGGAGTCATGCGGCTCCTGTACTGCTCCAGCAGCGCCTGCGCCGCCTGGGTCTTGCCCTTTTTCAGATAGTTCCCCATGGCGCGGTACAGACTGTCCGCCGCCGTGGAGCTCAAGGACTCGCTGGCAGCCGTCGCTTCCCCGCTGTCCACCTCCGCGCCGGAGGCCGCCAGCTTCTGCTCCTGCTGGGCCATGCTGCGGTAGTGGGCCAGCAGCGTCTCGTACAGCCTTCTGTCCTGCTGGCTGACGCTGTCGTACTGCTCCTGCGCCAGCGAAAGCTGCTTTTCCCAGTCGGACATGCCGTCCTGCCAGCGGTCATAGTCCGCCTTCTCCTGTTTGTCCAGCAGGTCGTACCGCGTCTGCAGCGCCTGTCCCTCCCGGTCGTAGGCCGCCTGTGCCTGCTCCCGAAGCTGGGGCAGCAGCGCCATCAGCTCCTGCATATACTGCCCGTAGGCTTGCTGCCCCGCGTTCTCCGCGTAGCTGGAGCCGTACCCGCCGGTAAGCGCCGCCGCCTGTCCCATGGTGTCCTCCATGGCGGCGCGGCCCTTCTGCCGGTACAGCCGGGCGTACTGCGCAAAGGCGCTGTCTGTCTCCGGATCGTAGGAAAACGCCTGCCGTCCCTCGATCTCGTCGTACAGCGCCGCCAGCCGCTGCCGGTAGGCGGAGTCGTATGCGTCGGGCCGCAGCGCCGCCACGCTGTCGCGGTAGGCCTGCGCCGCCGTCACATCCTCCGAGGGCGCGTACCCCTTCTCCAGTCTCGCCAGCGCCTCCGCCGTCTTTGCCGATGGTCTGGCCACGGGGGCGGGCGTCGTCTCCTCTGCCGGGGTGGGCGACGCCAGCAGACTGCCCCATGTCTCGTCTCCGGCGATGCCGTCCAGCCGCAGGCTGTTCTTCTTCTGATAGTCCCGCACGGCGGCGCGGGTCTTCTTACCGAAAACGCCGTCCTCGTCCAGCTGATAGCCGTGCCTGTTCAGCTCGCTCTGCAGCTGGCGCACCGCGTCGCCCTGCGAGCCGTATGCCACCATTGTATACGTCGATGCCATTGGTTCCGTCCTTTCTCCTTATGTCGTCCTGCGCCACGCGTGCAGGCCCACCATGCCGGTGTCCACGCTCTCCCATACCGCGCCCTCCGGCGACGGCACGGGCGGCACGGCCTCCGCCGTCAGCCGCACGCAGCCCACCGGCCACAGCACGTCCGCCAGCGGCTTCCCGCCCAGCGTCAGCGCCCCGGTCACCTCCGCGTCGCCGTAGAACACCGCCGGCCACGCGCACTCCAGCGCCTCCCGCTCGCCGTACTTGCCGAAGGCTGCGCCCTTGCCGCCGCTGCGCAGATGCAGCGTCACCTGCGATGTGGCCGCCGTGTACCGCACCGTCCGCACGCTGCCCACCGTGTCCGCGGCGGTCAGCTCCACCTCATAGGACGCCGTGGCCGCCAGCCCGCCGCCCAACAGTCTCTCCGCGCCGCTGGTCAGGGTAGTGTAGCCGCTCCAGCTGCCGCCCATGGGACGGTAGCGCGCCCGCACCTGCACGGTGTTCCTCCCCTCCACGGCGGCGCAGGACGCCGTACACCGCACCTTCAGATACGCGCCGCTGTCCGCGGCGGTGCCGTCCGCGCCGCACCGCACCACGGTGCTGTCAGAGATCACCGGCTGGTGGTAGGCGTACACCTTCACGGCGCTGCCCGTCACCGTCACCGACCGTCCCCGGCTGTCCGTCACCGTTGCCGACGGCTTCAGCGACCCCGCGCTGCCGATAAGCGCCGTGGTGCCGGAGGTACCCGCCATCGTCTGCCCCGCAAAGCTGAACCGGCACGTCCTCACCNACCGGCGGCCTTCACGGTGTACCGCACCCGGCTGAGCCCCTGCACGCACAGGCCCCAGCCCTTCACCGCCGCGTTGTCGTTGACCACCGTTACCTGCAAGGTGGCCGTGGGCCGCATGGTTTCCGGCACATAGGCGGTGAACGGGGCCTGTACGCTGCCCACATAGTCGCCGCCGTCGTAGATGTCCATGGTCATGGTGCCCGCGCCCCGCAGGGCGTTGGGGATCTGCTCCGCCAGCGCGGCGGGCGCCGTCCATTGATACACCGCCTTGGCCGCCGTACTGCTGACCGTTTTCAGCGAAGCGCCGCCCAGTGTGCCGGACGCCCCGCCGAAGACGTAGCTGAACCGGAACGTATAGCCGCTGCCGGGCTTCGTCACCGTCAGCGTCCCTGTCTGCCCGATGGCGGCGTCCCCCGCCGCCAGCCTGAAATCCTCCGCCGAGCTGCCCGGCTCCACGTCCAGCGCATAGCTGTACCGCTGGTCGCGGCTGGAGCCGGAGCCGCTGTACAGCCGCACCGTCAGCGCCGTGGTGCCGCCGCTCTTGCCGGACACCGTGATCCACCCGCTGTCGTACTCGATGGCGCTGCTCCACCGGTCGGGCGACGCCGCCTTTACCGTGCCGCCGCTCACCGCGCAGTCCCCGTCCAGATACAACGAGATATAGACGGGATACCCGAAGTAGGAGCCGCCTGTCACCGGGGCCAGCGACGCATAGATGCGGTAGCGCATGTCCTGTCCGGAGCGCTGGCTGTCGTAGGCCAGCGTGACGCCGATGTTGGGTGCGCTCCCCCAGTTCACCGTATCCAATGTGATGCTCATGCCTTACCCTCCGATCCACCGGAACGCAAGGCCGCTCTCCGCCGCCTCCACGCTCCAGTCCCCTATGGCGATGCCGCCCAGCACCGTGATATTGGTGATGTACAGCCGGTTGTTGGACACATAGGCCACCTCCGTGGCGTCCTGCCAGAACGACAGCCGCGTGGCGGTGAACACCGCCCGGAAGTTGTTCTGCTCCACCACCTGCTCGCCGTCCACCTCCCGGCACACCAGGTCCTGTCCCACCGCCACGCCGTACACCGGCACCGCCCCGTCATAGCTGACGATGCCCGTGCGGATGTAGCCCTCCGTGTCCACCTTGTAGTGGCGGAACGCGGCGTCCACCGCCTCCACATCGGCCTTCAGATCGGAGAAAAAGCTGTAATACTGGGTCACGGCCTCCGGATTCGCCTCCAGATACGCGCTGAGGGACGCCACATAGCTGCCGAAATCCGACACCGCCACATACTCCTCCTGCAGCCGCGCCGTCAGCTCCTCTCTGGTGTGCCGCACCTGATCCGCCGTCTTGACGATCATGCTCCGCAGCTTCTGGTACTGCCGGTCTGCCGCCGCCAGCTTTGTACCGCCCGCCGCCGGGCCGCCGGAGGACGCCCCGGCGGCCCGCACCGTACCGCTCTCGGCCTGCTCCAACTGCTCCAGCGCCAGATTCAGCTGCTGCGCCATCTGGAACAGATAGGCGTACTGCTGCATCACCTGCTGCCGCAGACTCCCCGCCGGACTGGCGGGCATGGGAAGCGCGCTCACGGGCCGTCACTTCCCTTCTCATACACCGCCGACAGGCTGTATACCCGGCACCGTCCCGTGCCCTTCAGCCGCAGCCGCAGCTGGCGGCACCGCCGGGGCCGCAGGTGCAGCAGATATCCCCGGGTCTGCCCGTCTCCGCCGATGACCTCGCCCAGCTTCTCCCAGCGCCGTCCGCCGTCATAGCTGACCAGCGCCTCCAGCCGCGCCCGTCTCTCCGGCTGCACCCGCAGCTCCAGCCGCGTCAGATACTTGCTGTCCGGTGCCGACAGACCCAGCTCGCCCGTCTCCGCCATCCACCGTACCGTCTCCTCCGGTTCGCCGCTGCCTCCGGTAAGATCCAGCAGCGCCCCGCTGCGGGTCAGGCCGTACAGCGCCCCGCCGCACACGGCGAAGGCCATGATGTCCGCGTCGTCCTGCCGGTGCCACAGGCCGTGGGCCGTGTCGTACACCAGCACATGCCGTCCCCCGGCCTCGTCCCGCGCCGCCAGCCAGTACTGTCCGTTCCACCCGGCCGCCGCCGCACCGGCGTACCGCACGCTCCCCAGCGGCTGTGACACGCAGGACGGCATGCTGCCGTCAAAGGCGTACACCCCGTTGACACCCACATAGAACAGCGTCCCGTCCACCAGCGCCGCGCTGCCTCCGCACCCCTTCCGGATACCGGGACACCGCACCGTCACGATCTGGTGCGCGCCTGCCGCGCTGGGATATACCCGCTCCATGCAGTCCTCCTTAAAGAAGATGACGCCGCCCATACACGCCGCCGCCCCGGTGAACACACCGTCGGAACCCCGGGACGCCGCATAGCTGTCGGTGCTCAGCCCCGCGAAGCTGTTCCAGTTCCGGAAATCCCCCAGCTTGCTGGCGTAGATCTCGTTCACCGCCTCGCCGTTGACGATGCCGTACTTGCAGCCCCACAGCCGGTTGCCCTGCTCCACCACGAAGTCCATGTCCGGGACGGCCCGCTTCACCGTCACCGCCGCCGTCTGACTGCCCACCGTCCGGCACATCACCGGCAGCACGATCCAGTCGTCGTCCGCCGCCTGCAAAACGTGGAGTCCGTCCACCCCCTCCGTCTCGCAGCCCTCCACGGTCACGCCGTCCCCGGCCCGGAAGCCCCGTCCGATACCGGCGGACGCCGCCCTGGTACACACGTCCTCCACCTCCAGCCATGAGGTGCCGTCGTACCGCTTCAGCACCGGCTCGCCGTCCGCCGTGTCCATCCACAGGCTGCCCGTCCCCGGCGACGCGGGCGCCTCCTCCCCGATGGAGTAGCTTCCCAGTGCCTCGCCGCTGCTCCTGCACAGTGAGATCGTCACCTCGCCGGTGGTGACGGTGCGGTTCTCCAGCCCGCCGAACTCCGTAAGCTCCTGCGTGTTGATGAACTTTTTGTCCGGCCAGATCAGCAGGTACGCGCCCATGCTCACCAGCTGCTTATCGCCCTCCGTCAGTGTCAGCCCCGTCCGGACACCGTTGACGTACAGCGCCGTGCCGTCCACCCATACCGGCGCGTCCCGGCACACCAGGCCGCCCGGTGCCTTCACCGCCGCGACGATGCCCCGTGCGGGCCTTGTCTCCAGCGCCGGATAGCCCCCGGCCCACAGGTTCTCCATATCCTGCATGCCGCCCATGGCGCTGCCCGCCCGCCGGTCAAGCCCCAGGAACCGATCCGCCGTGACCCGCTGCTGGGGCGGCGCCGTCAGCTTGGGAAAAAACATCCCCCCACCTCCTTAAAACAGGCGCAGCGCCGCCGTGACGCGGCGGGGTGCCGCGCTGCGGCAGCAGTAGTCCTTGTACGTCAGAAAGGCGTTGTTCCACTGGGCCGCCGCGTTGTTGTACCGCGCCGTCTCCCCGTTGGCGTAGTGGATCTGCGCCTCCACATAGTGGCGGTACAGCTCGTCGTAGGGGGCCTCCGCCGTCAGGACGTAGCCCTCCGTCACCTCCGGCAGCGCCCCCTCCGCCTGCCGCACCTCCCGCAGCACGAAGCCCTCCGCCTGGGCCAGCCACTGCATCTTCTCCGCCCTGCTGTACTGATTGGGCAGCAGAGCGTCCACTCTGCCCAGCAGCTGCCCCGCCGTCAGCCTGTCCATGGCCGCCACCTCAGTTGGCCCGCTCGTCCACATAGCGGCGCGCCGTCTCGGCCATCATGCGGCTGTTCTCCAGCACCTCCGCCACATAGCCGGGCACCTGCACCTGCACGCCCTTCATGATCTTCCAGCTGCGCCCGTTGACGGACACGATCACGAAATTCTCCTCGTTCTTTCTGCCGCGGGGCAGAAAAATACTCACCATCTTCTCTTTCACAACGCCCTTCTCCTTTCATCGTTCCGTTTCACAGCGGGAGGGGTCAAAGACCCCTCCCGCGCCGTGTCAGTTCGCCTTGTCCTCGCCGGAGTAGCTGGAGCCGCACTCCACGCGCACCATGTACTCGTCGTACAGAATGGCGGCGGCATGGATGCCCTTCCAGCCCACGCTGGAGCGCTGATCCAGCGGATCGGCGGTACCGGAGGAGCCGCGGGGCTTCACGATGACCTCCGTGCCCTCGCTGAGATCCACCACGCCGTAAGCGCCCTTGCCCAGAAACAGGCAGCCGTACACGGCACAGCCGTCCCTGCCGCCCTCGCCGGGATAGATCACCGCCTTGTCGGCGGCGGTGACGGCCTCCTCCAGCACCAGCTTGGCAGCGGTGTTGGACGCCACTCTCACGCGCTGACCGCCGATGAGCACATAGCGGCCTGCCAGCGCGTCGACCTCCACCGTACCGCCGGTGAAGGGCACCTCGGTGCCGCCGCTCACCGCGCCGCTGACCGTCAGCACGCGGGCGTCCTTGGCCAGATCGCCGCCGCGATAGATCTTGGCCTCCGTCGTCTCCACGAAGCGCACGCCGTGGAGCTCGCCGATCTCGCCGGAGAACAGCTCCGTGGCGGCGGCGTACTGGTGCGCGGCGATCCACGCCTCGTCCTGCCGCAGGTCGAAGGCCACGCTGGGGTGGATGATGCACACATACTTGCCGTCGAA